AACGATTGCCACGAGCATCAACACGGCATTGCATGGATGGCACGAGGGCAGTGTCCAGCTATCGAGACTCACGAACCAACAGAGCATACCCGAAGAGTTGGGGTATCACGAGAATCAAACCTTCAACGTGTATGAGGCGACATGATAGGGTTGCTTATCAAGTGGGGTGCGTTGATACTCATGGACACGGGCGCTTGCATGTATCGACTCGTTGACAAGGTATCGTGTGACGTTGATGTTGGGTTGAGCATGGCGTTAATGTCACCGATCATTGATGCCATTCGATGATTATAAGTTTCATAATCTCAATTATGAGAATGTTTCCAGAATTATGAGAAACTTTTCTTGAAGTCAGCGGACAGGCGTCCGGTCGCCTCAGCGAGTAAACTTTTGAGTTTAGAAAAGCCAAGAAAGGCACCTTCACAATGAACAACTTCAACAATGTCAGCAATCGTGCATATACGTTGAATTTAGAATCAACTCGTGACAATGCGGACAATGTGCCATTGGAAATGATCCTTTCTGAAATCGAAGATAATGCGAAATGCGATGATGAAGCCAAAAGTGGAACATTGCCACACGATCCGGAGGGCGGATTATGAAACTTATAAACGTGTGGGGTGGGATTGACTTATCAAACTCCGGATACCGTGACACCGTGGTGTTCATTGACGGGCCGTTGGAAGGGGAAACGAAGTCGGTGCCACACGATGAACACCCGACGGAATTCGGCTATTTCGAGGATGGCGTCCAGATTGGTAAATACACCGTGGCGAAACAAGGGTATCCGTATTTCGTTTATACGGCGGAAGGGCAGTAAGTGGGATTGCGTGGGCCAGCACCGAAGCAGAAGTTGAGAAGCGAACCGTTGACGGACATGAACCCGCCGGATTGGTTGGACGCACAAGGCGCCGCATTCTTCCGCAAGCACTCGAAACAGTTGATCGAAAACCAACTATTGACGGCATCAACAGCCGATGGCTTTTACCAATGCTGCGAACTCTGGAGCATGGCACGACAAGCCGAAGGACGCCAAAAGCTTGACGCCATGAAGGATTGGCGGTGCTTGGCGAAGCTTTACCGACTTCTCCCAACAGAGAAGCCGAACGTGAAAGAGGATCGTTTCCAGGACTTCGCAGACGTGGGGGACTTCGCATGATGTTCCCCGAACCGGCACCACGGATGAATGACCACGATCCGAAGCAAGAGAAGAAAGCGAACCCATACGGCCGCAGTTGGAAGAAAGTCCGCAACGCCAAGGTTCAACGCAATCCGCTTTGCGAACTGGCATATGACGGTTGCACGTTGTTCACCGATGCCGTCCACCACATCAATCATGATCCTCGATTCAACGATTGGAGCAACTTGCTTTCAGTGTGTCAACACTGCCACTTGATTTACCATGCACGAGATAGAGAGAATAACGCCATCCGATAGGTATTTCCTTGACCACGAGGGCGGAACATACGATCCGAGTAAAGGCCGCAAGGTTATCGACTTCATCGAGTCGTTCTTGTGTCTGGAGAATGGCGAACCGTTCAAGGTTATCCCGTGGATGCAACAGACGATCCACAGTTGGTACTCGTGGATTCGTGCCGATGGATTCCGCAGGATCAAAGTCGGACTTCTCAGTTGTGGCCGCAAGCAAGGTAAATCAATCCTCACCTATGGGTTGACGGCATATCACTTGATTGCAGACGGTGCGTTGTCACCCTCGTGTGTCTCGTGTGCGGTGAACCGGGAACAAGCTGGACAGATTTTCGATTGGTTCAAGTTCGCAATCGACAACAACCCGAAGTTGGCGAAAGCGTTGCACGTCACGCCATCCAAGAAACTAATCACTTACCCGAAGCGTAACGGCCGTTACCGGAGTCTTGCCAGTGACACGGGCGGTGGTAACTTCGGCCACGGCCATGACTTTGTAATCCACGACGAACTTGCATTCCACAAGAAAGATGATGTTTACACGGCGCTGAAGAACAGCACCGATGCGAAGCCCAACGGACTCCAGTTGATCACGTCCACAAGTGGGTGGAATAAGAATGGGGCATTCTTCAAACTTTGCCAGTACAGCAAGAAAGTGTTATCCGGGGAAGTGATTGATACTACGTTTCAACCGTGGTTGTTCTGTCTTGATCCGGAGGATGATTACGATGATGAATCCAAGTGGATCAAGGCGAACCCGTCACTTGGCATATGCCAGAGTATCGAGGACTTCCGCAACCAATGGCAACGTGAGAAGCACGACGCCACGACGAAAAACAGCTTTATAAGACTTAAGTTCAACGGATGGACGGAAAGCGAAAACGGTTGGATTCCAGTTGAATCGTGGACGGTGCCGGAGTGCAACGCACCCGTTCCCGATACACTCCGCACTTGCACCATCGGGGTTGATGTTGGGATCACTCGTGACCTTACGGCGATAACCGCAGTATTTCCACACGACGGACATTATTACGTCAAGACGTGGGGATTCGTTCCGGAGGACGTGTTCAAATCACGTGAGAAGTCGAACGTGCAAGTTTATGAATCGTGTCGTTCTTCGTTGACGATCACGAAAGGTGGCGCCACAGATGAACGGTATATTTGTAGTTTCCTTGACGGGTTAATCGCCAAGTACGACGTGAAGGGTATCGTGTTTGATAAGTTCCAATCGTTGGTCATGTCGAACCACGTCGAACGATTGAAGATTCCTAACTTCAACTTCGGACAGAATCACAAAATGTTCAACGGGCCGTGCATCGAACTGGAGCGCCTTGTCAACTTCAAGCGGATTCACCACGGCGGGGACGCACTTCTCCGATGGCAAATCGGCCACACTTACCTTGATCGTGACGCCAAGGGATACGTGAAGCCGGTGACGGCACGCAAGGAAAACAAGAAAGATAACTTGATTGCACTTCTCATGGCATTGTCGCAAGCGGTTCAACACACGGGGGAGAAGTGGAAGTGTCCATACGGTGAGCGTGGAATTATCTATCTGTGAACCTAAATACGGCTATGAAGCCAAAAGCAAAACGAGTCAAAACAGTTAAGGCGGAAGAACGGGCACTTGATCCGGAGAACTTCACGTCCGCAGAATACAAGGCACTCACCGGGTTGTTCGCACCCCCAACCCTTTCCAAAGTCACGGTCAACGAACAAACCGCCCTTGGCATTTCCTCGTTGTGGTGCGGCATCCGGGTTATCAGCCAGGACGTTGGCAGCTTGGAACCAATCCTTTACCGGGAAACCGGGGATCAACGGGAACCGTTCAAGGACGATCCACGTTATCGGTTGCTCTTGGAAGAACCGAACCCGGAGATGACACGGCCGGTGTTCTTCGAGACGATCATGGCACACGCATTACTTGGCAACGGGTATGCGGAAGTTGAACGGAACAATGCCGGGGAACCAATCGCATTGTGGCCGGTGCATCCGTGCAACGTCAACGTGGCACGAGATAACAGCGGCGGCATCGTTTATGAAATTTATACTCCCTCCGGAAACGCTGCCATTCCAGCGGCGGACATGATCCACATTCCCGGACTCTCTCCGGACGGTTCCGTTGGTTACAAGTTGCTGGAGGTTGCACGGGAAACGCTGGGATTCGGCATCGCAACCCAACGATACGGTTCCGCATTCTTCGGCAACTCCGCACGTCCCTCCGGTGTTCTCACCGTGCAAGGTGACTTGACCGACCCGACACGGGTGGAAAACCTGCGCAAGAGTTGGGGACAGAATCACACGGGTGTGGATAACGTGGGGCGCCCCGCAATCCTTGCCACGGGTGACACGTTCACGCCATTCCCCCTGACCAACGAACAATCGCAATACTCCGAACTCTTGAAATACTTCACGTATCAAGTGGCTCAACTCTTGTGCATTCCGCCAAGCAAGTTGTTCGACCTCCAGAAAGCAACATGGGGGAACCTTGAAACGCTGAATCAAGATTACTTGACCTCGTGTTTGCGGCCGTGGTTGTTGAAGATCGAAGCCGAACTTCTCCGGAAACTGTTCCGGGTTGATGAACGTCGTGACTTATTCATCGAATTCGACACGGTTCAACTTCTCCGGGCGGACATCACTTCAAGGTTCAACGCATACAAGATTGCGATTGATAGCAAGTTCCTCACCGTGGATGAATGCCGGGCACGTGAGAACCTTCCGCCAACGAAGGATCAAGCACCGGCACCAACCGACACGACCACGACGAACAACCAACCCGCCAATGATCAAGCCGCAGCGGTGGACACGTCCATCCCGGTGACAGCGGCACCCGTGGCGGACAGCGGATTGAACGGCGCCCAAGTGGCCAGCTTGTTGGCAATCGTGGATAAGGTTGCAACCAAACAATACCCGCCATTGGCAGCTATCGCATTGATCAAGGCATCCTTCCCGCTCATGTCGGAAAGCGAAGTCACGGCCATCGTCAACAGCGTGGCAGCATTCGACGCACCAACACCGGCACCAACCCCGGCACCAATCCAAGGGGGAATAAATGGAAATTGAAAAGCGAACGATATCGGCCACGTACCAAAATGACGGCAACAAACTTGTCGGATTCAGTGCGATGTTCAACACGCCTACCGAGATCCACGAGCGTGGCCGCAAGTTTATCGAGACGATTGCACCCGGTGCGTTCCTCCGGTCATTGATGAACAGCAAGGACGTGTTGTGTTGCTTCAACCACGATCCGAACCGATTGCTTGGAAGAACAAGTTCACGCACCATGACCATCAAGGAAACCGAACAAGGACTCTATTTCGAGGTTGATTTACCGGACACCCCCACGGGCAACGAAGTTAAAGTTCTCACCCAACGTGGTGACTTGCGTGGTGCATCGTTCACATTCAGCGTGAAGAAAGACACGTGGGATGGCAACAAGCGGACGTTGAACGAAGTGGATGTTATCGAGTGCGGGCCGGTGGTTATGCCAGCGTATGAAGCCACGAGCGTGGCACTACGTTCAAGCGTTTGGGAACTTGCTTTGCTGACACGAGAAAAATTGTTGGGCATTGCTAAATAGTGGAGAGTTATCAATTCATACACACGAGGATTAATGAACGCAAATGACCTTAAAGAGATGGCTGCGAAAGCAATCTATGAAGCACGCAACATTGTTGACGGTGCCAAGAACGAGAACCGGGAACTGACCGGGGAAGAACGCAACAAGGTTGACGAACTGTTTGCCAACTCTGATAAGTTCGGTGTTCAAGCATCCGACAAGGAACGCAACGAGAAGTTGGAACAAGCCGAAGCCGAACTGAAACACACTTCGGGACGCAAGGCCGCAACCGCCTCGTTCAACTTCAAACGAGAACTTGACCGGAATCAAGCCGGTGAATTCCTCCGCTCGTGGGCACTTCAAGGCACGAACAAATATCGTCCGAATCATGACGCTATCATCCGCAGCACCGAACATGGTTTCGATGTTGGCAGTGACACCGTTGAACTTCGGGCACTCAGCAAGGGAACGACCACGGCCGGTGGTTACACCGTTCCGCAATCGTTCTCCAGCGAACTGGAAAAGACACTCGCCTATTACTTCAACGTCAGTGATGCCGTGGAAGTGTTTGCAACCGACGATTCCCGTGATTATCCGTGGCCAATCGTTTCCGATACTGCGAACTCCGCAGGGATCGTAACCGAAGCCAGCGGCATCGGCGTTGCAACTGACCCCGCTTTCACACAGATCACTTTCAAGGGTTGGGATTACTACAGCCCGATTGTGAAAGTCTCGAATCAGCTTTTGAGGGACAGCGCTCGTGATGTGCCTTCGATGTTGGCGGAATTGTTCGCCGAACGTATGGGCCGCAGCTATGACACGGCGGTTGTTTCGAGCAATGCCGGAACTTCGGCGCCTGAAGGTATCCTTCACGGTGTTTCACGTGGTGCCGCACTGGCAACCGGGAACGCTCTGACTTACCCGAAGCTTTTGGAACTGGAATCGTCTGTTGACCTTGCTTACCGCAACTTGCCGGGAACCGGGTTCTTGATGCACGATGCCACGTGGCAAGCCATGCGGGCCATGCTTGACGGTGCGGATCGTCCGTTGATTGGAAGCGATATCCAGAACGGTGCCGATAAGCGTCTGTTGGGTTACCCGGTGTTTATCAGCAATGGCATGACTTCTATCAACTCACCCGGTGACGATGCTCCGCTCGTTCTCTTCGGTTGCTTGAAGAAATACAAGTTCCGTCGGATTGGTGGAAGCACCTTGACCCGGTTGAGCGAATTGTATGCCGGTAACGGTCAAGTCGGTTTCGTTCTCCATGAAGCATACGATGGCCGATGGATCAACGCTGCCGCAGCTAAGACATTGAACTCGTTCGACGCTGCCTAATTATAAAATTAAGAATCAACTCACGCTCATGGGTTGTCCTTGGAAAACGCACCGATTGTTAGCGGTGCGTTTTTCTTTTGGTGAACCCTAGATACTCGTGACTTCGTTCCCTCGTTGGGTATGGGAGTTAAAGAAGACTTGGGAAAACGCACCGACTGCAAGCGGTGCGTTTTTCTTTTGGTGCATACATACTTGCATGGTAACAACTGAAATTGTCGAACAACCCGATTCCGAACCCGTCACCGTTGACGAACTGAAACTTTACTTCCGCTTGAATGATGATTCGGAGGACGCATTGTTGTCCTCGTTCATCTCAGCGGCAAGAGAACAATTCGAGTATTACAGCGGTCGTGCCGTAATGCCCACAACCTACCGTCAACACTTCCCATGTCTCACGTCTCCGGTGTTTCTCCAGGTGGGAAACGTCACGAGCGTGGAAAGCGTCATGTTCTACAACCCGGCCGGTGACCTCGTGGAACTGGAGGATTACACGGCGGACACCAAAAGCACCCCG